CAGCTATCGCCCGATCGTAGCAGATTGGCTCGAATATAAAGCGGCGCGGCGCGAAAAATACAAGGATGCGAGATCTCTCGCAGCGATGTATAAGAAGCTCGTGGGTTTTTCCGGAGGAGATCCGGCGGTCGCGCGGCAAATCATAGACTACTCAATGGCAATGAACTACTCAGGATTTTTTGAACCTAAAAACAATAAAAATGGACTTTACACCGGAGGAACTGATTCGGCTTGCCACCTCGACGATAGGGAGCGAGAATATCCGTCAACGATTTAGCGTAGGCGTGTCATGCGAGCAGATGTATGCACTCATGACGGAAGCGTACAAGGTGGAGTGCAAGCATCGCGGAATGACATTCGTAGACGACGAACCGACAAAGGAGCGTCTGCAAAGCTGCGCCGACTGGCTGACGAACTCTCGCAAGAAGTTCGGGCTGCTTCTTTACGGCGGAGTGGGCAATGGTAAGAGCACAACGATGCGAGCGATCGCGAGAAGCTGCAGCAGCCTTAAGGACGCTGCGCGCAAGACACTTGAATATAACCACTTGAAAATGACTTCGGAGCAGCATCGGACATACGAGAATATTCTGTATAACACACCGGACTTCGCAATAATTACCGCTCAGATGATAGCTGCATACGCTAAAGATGCAAAAGACGGAAATCTTGACAACTGGACCAAGGTGCAGCGCACCGCCTATCTGGCTATTGACGATCTCGGCTGTGAGCCGGTAGCCGTAAAGAATTACGGCACGGAGGTCACTCCGGTAACCGATATTCTCTACCAGCGCTACGACACTCTCGCTCCGACTATCATAACGACAAACCTCGATAAGAAAGACATTCGCGGTCGTTACGGCGACAGAGTTGCGGACCGCTTCAATGAGATGTTCGAACTTATCGGCTTCAAAACGAAGTCCTACAGAAGATAATTTTAAAAAAATAAAAGCAATGAATAAAAAACAACTTGACAAGCTCCGCATTAAGGAGTTTCCGCAGGAGCTTACAGACATTTTCACTCCGCACGAGGAAGAAGACGAGTTCGGCTACTATTCCACCGGACTGTTCCGCTACAAAAGCAAAAGCGTCTTCGTTAACATCGAGAACGGTAAGTGGCATCTTTCCGCAAATGCAAGGCGCACACTCAGCTACTATGAGCTTAAAGACTTGCGTTATAGGTTTATGCCGAACCGTATCTCCGTGGCGCAGATATTTCCGCCCAGAGATGAGTTCGTGAACATCAATGAAACTTGCTTCCACTTATGGGAGGTATCTCCGGACGATTCGCCGGCAGAGTCTATTTTGGCGCTTGTCTCTGGAGTGGAGCGCGCCAAGTCCGTACTGAAGGCATCTTTGGAAAATCCGAAGAATGCAGATCAGAACATGGAATACTTCAGAGGTAAATACATCGCCTACGATGAAGTCAGCGGTGTAATATCTCAGATATTCTTTCCTAAACGAAGCTAATAATATCTACTATGAACGCAATTACAATGATTCTGACAACAATAATTGTCCTTATAGTGCTCGCGCTGGCGCTCTTCGGGCTGCTGGCGGCTGCAAGCTGGATAGCCGGCTATCGCTATGAGATACCGGCAGACAGCATTGATGCAATCGAAGAAGCAGTCGAGGATATGCGCGACCACTACCGTACCGTTGATAATCCGGATAAACAGACAACTGCTCTCAATGAGATTTGGGAGCAAGTCCAAATAATTAAAGATTTAGAAAATGAAAAATCTGACAATCAAAGTGAAGTATGATGTGGGAGACATCGTCTGGGCCGCAGCCTACAGCGACTTTCATAAGCCCGCACCGGCGAAGTGTAAAATTTCGACAATCAGTATTCTTTACGAAAGAAAGATAGCAAAAATATGCAGACAAATAATGAGATTTAAATTTTAAAAACTATGAAGATTTTTTAATGAAAAAAGTCCGAACGAAGCGCGCGCCCAGCCGCGTGATGAAAGCAGTGAAGATAGGGGAGGAGACGCGGCTGGCGCAGAGCGGCGGAGACTTCTTCACACTGCTCGTGGAGCAGCAGCTCGGAGCGCGCTGCCTTAGAGAACTTCAGTTCGATGCGAAGAGGAAGTTCCGCTTTGACTACGCGCTTCCTGACTATAAGCTCGCAATAGAGATTGACGGCGGCATCTGGAAGCAAGGCGGCGGAAGGCATAACAGAGCATCCGGCTGGCTGGTGGACCAAGAAAAAATGAATCTCGCAGTATCGCAAGGCTGGCGCATTCTGCACTTCACTCCGCAGCAGCAGAACACAATGGCAACGCTGGAGCTTATACGCAGCTCCATGAGATTTCGCAGCGAGGAAATAAAATCGGGCTAAAATTTTAACAATCAAATGCGTATGCCATACGCAAAATTTTTTTAACTTTGTACAAAATGGGAAAGAAGCGCACAATTGTAAAACTCGCTCCGAAGATGAATATCTTCCAGCGGCTGATATGGAAATTCAAGTACAATCGCACTCCTCAAGTGCAGGTAGTGCGAAAGTCCGGCTTTAATTGGCGGGTCTTCACAAGGAACAACTCTCGCGCAGTATGGGTTTACCGCGAAACACTTAAAAACAAGAAGGCTGTTCAGGCGATGCAGTTCGTCAAGGCAAAATACCGCGGATATGTCTTCTACATGCCTGAAAGGGCTTTCGCGAAAGCGGCGGCAGCATTAAACAAGAAGAAAAATGAGCAGTACTAAAGAGAAAAAAGCGAAACTGTCAGCTAAAGAGGAGCGATTTTGTTATGAGTACATTTTGCACCTCAACGCGAGTAAGGCGGCAATCGCCGCCGGCTATGCCGCGAAATCTGCTCGCATAACCGGCTGCAGGCTGCTAACAAAGCCTAACATTAAAAGCAGGATTGCCTATTTTAAGGACAATCTTGCTGAAGCATCCGGCATATCCGCTCTTCGGATTTTGAAGGAGCACGAGAAGATTGCGTTTGCCAACGCCGGACAGATAAGGCGCAGCTGGCTGACGATGAAGGAGTTCAACTCTTTGACTGAAGACGAGAAGGCAATCATCCAGGAGATTACAACAAGGACGACCAAGCATGGAACCGAGCTGAAGATTAAGCTGTATGACAAGCAGCGAAGTCTTGACAGCATAAATCAGATGCTTGGCTACGACGCTCCTATTAAAGCTGAGATAACCGGCAAGGACGGCAAAGACTTGATACCGGCTCGAATACTTACGAAAAAAGAAGCGGTAGAGCTTCTGCAAAAACTTGAAGATGAGTTCTGATATACACGATATCGATATCATTAAGACATGGTGCTTGTCCGGCATGCTGAACTTTACGCGGTACTTCTTCAAGAAGAGATACAATCGAAAGTTCATAGTGGGCAAGCATCACGAATTGATATCCAATGCCCTGGATAAGGTTATATCAGGCGAAATAAAGAAGCTGATGATAAACATCGCACCTCGTTACGGCAAGACCGAATTGGCGGTAAAGAATTTCATAGCGCAAGGGCTTGCAATCAATCCGGCTGCAAAATTCATTCATCTGTCTTATTCTGACGATTTGGTGCGTGACAATTCGGCGGATGTGCAGGCGATAATGAATACACCGGAGTACCGGCGATTATTCGACGCTGCACCTTTATCGAACAGCTCAAAGAAGTGGTACACCAAAGAGGGCGGCGGTTTGTACGCAGTATCGAGCGCCGGTCAAGTTACCGGATTCGGAGCCGGCCTGGTGGATGATGCCGGCGATGAGAATGAAGAGGAAATGCTGGACGAATTTATGCCGTATGTCGACAATTCTTCCTTTGGCGGAGCAATCGTCATAGATGATCCGATAAAGCCCGACGATGCGCTTTCCGACACGCAGAGGAACAAGGTCAACAACAAGTTCGATACGACCATTCGCAACCGCGTTAACAGCAGGAATACGCCGTTAGTGATAATTATGCAGCGCTTGCACCAGTACGACCTTTGCGGCTATCTATTGGAGACGGAACCGGAAAAATGGACCGTTCTTTCGCTTCCATGCATTTATACCGATGAGAAGGGAAACGAGAAGGCTTTATGGGAGTTCAAGCATACTTTGGAAGAGCTCCGCGAGCTGGAGCGCATCAACTCTTATGTCTTCGAGACGCAGTATATGCAGAATCCAAAGCCGCTTGAAGGACTTATGTACCAGGAGTTCCGAACATACGACACACTGCCGACCGGAAGCTATCGCATCAAGAACTACACCGATACTGCCGATACCGGCGCTGACTATCTTTGCTCCATTACATACGCTGAGTTTGACACAGCGCTCTATGTGCTGGATGTACTGTATACGAAAAAACCTATGGAGTATACGGAGCCGGAGACTGCAAGAATGCTTACCAATAACGCAGTGGCGTCGTGCATCGTTGAGGCGAACAGTGGCGGCCGCGGCTTCCGTCGCAACGTGGAGAGGTGCTGCCGCGAGCTCGGCAATAATCAAACTCGTTTCCAGGATTATACACAGACGCTCAACAAGCAAGTGCGGATTTTCTCGCACTCCGCAGAAGTGAATAACCTGGTCTTTTTTCCTACCGGCTGGAATCATCGCTGGAGAGAATTTTACGATGCCATAACAAGCTACCAAAAGGAAGGAGGCAACGCGCATGACGATGCTCCTGATGCGCTTACCGGACTTGTAGAGCACCGCGACTCTCGGCAGACGAGCCGCTTTTCACGAACTTAAAAAAAGCTGACAATATATGACACTGCTGGAAAAAATTAAAACTATCGCTGAAGCTGCATGTCCTGGCTATCACTTCATATTCGAAACTACCAGGATGATGAATGTAGAAGCTGATGACTCTCCGTTTCCGTGCATCTTCATGGATGAATACTATGAAAGCGGCTACGCATATCGCTATGGTTGGAAGCGAACAGCGCGGCTGGAACTGTCATTCATGAAGCTCGCGGAGATGCAGGGCGATGCTATTGAGCGCGAAGCTCTGCGAGACGAGATTAGAGCTGAAGCTGTTAAGTCCTTTCTTGAAGCGCTCGAAGCATCTGGTTACTTCGAAAGTATCGAGCAGAACGGTACCGCTATCTCTTCTCCCAACGAACCGCCGCGCTTTGATGCCAATGCCGTATCTGTATTTTTGCGGCTGACAGTGACTTTCCGAGATTGCTGATGCCATGGCAAGAATAGTCTTACATAAAATCAACTTCGAGGGCAGCGACTTCACATACGGAAGCCGCATAGCTCTCGGGGAGATATTCGGCCAGGAAGATATATCTGAATATCAAAAATTCAAGGCTGCATTCCGCGAGATGCACGGCTTTTCAGCCAGGCTGCTTCCAGTGCGCCGGAGAGTCAAGGCTTTCGGGCATATAATCGACGGATTGAAGGCATGGATAGATAAAGAGCAGCAGCTTCTCCAATATACTCCTTCCAGCGACGAGCTTGCCGCCGGTGTGAAAGAGCTCGGCGAGAAGGTAGGCAATATGTCGACTATCAAGGCGCTCGCGAAAGCGTACTCCAAAGATCCGGACGAGATACTCCGCTGGGATTATGCCAAAGTGTTCGGCATTCTCTATACGGACCTGGAAGAGCGCAAGTATGAGAAAAAATTAAACAAGCGTATCTATGGCAGAACTGGAGCTGGCAAATACACGGATTGACGCGCTTGTGGAAGATGCGCTCGAGAAGTGCATCTCACAAATCAAAGCCAATTCCAAGAGAGCCGGCCAAGTGGCGACCGGCAAGACACTGAAGTCTCTGGAGTGGCGGCTTGAAAGGGCAGGAAACGACTATGTGGCGACAATCCTCGGGCGGAAATACTTCGGTGCGCTTGAGACCGGAAGAGGCGTCTACCAGGGCGGAAAAGCGGCAATAAAGGAATTTAACGATGCGCTTGTGGAGTGGTTCAAGGCTCGCGGCATTCACTCCGAGATGAATGACGAACAGCTGCGCCTCGAAGCGAACCGGCTCCGCTGGTATATCAACCGTTATGGCACTCGTCTCTATCAAAGAGGCGGACGCAAGGATATCTTCACGCCGGCAGTGGAAGGGTTTATAGAGACACTGCAAAAGCAGCTTGCGGTCTTCTTTGAAAAACAAATATCGGACATGTTCACGCAAGGGTTCCAAGGATTCGGAAATTCCGAGCTTTCAGTTCAATCGCAATAAAAAAGTAATGCTATGTATAATCTTCTTCGCACTAACTATCTGGACGCATTCGGCACTGCCGAGAAAGCCGCTGACAATGCCGCCGGCGGAGTCGCTTTATGGGAGCTGCCGAGCGAAATGCGCCGCGCGTACAATCCGATAATTGTAACTCGCACGAAATATCTGCATCTTATTCGCGGCACTTATGAGCCGAGCTATGCTCCGGTTCCGAATTTTATCAAAAAGACAGCAGCGCGCAAAATAGGCTTTGACGCAGCTCTTTCCAGCAGCATACGCATTTGTGTTAAGTTGACGGATGATTCATACGCTGTCGACACGGTCGGTTCCGGACGCACCGAATGGACATTCAGTGATATCTCCAACGATATAGCGGAAGTGGTAGGAGCTTCGTTCGATACATCGCTCACTGCGGCGGACTTTGCGAAGTTCAGGAATTATATCTACGACAGCTCGCAAATTTTCATCCGCGCCGGCTATGCTTACCAGGATGCCAACTTCATGTGCAGCGAAGACGGAGATGTGCTCTACAAGAACACAGCGGTAGATTCGCACGGAATCAATATCTACAAGGCTAACGGAACTTATGTCCGCCTGGTAGCGGAGAGCTGCTACGGAGTAACGAAGTTCGATGTGGCGGCGGTAGTGAAGAGCTGGTTCAACAAGGAGCTTGCTGAATTTGGAGAAGATAACATCACAATGGACAAGGCTCTGTCGATTCGCTATAAGATGACAGTCGCAGGAGTGACATACACTTTTCTTGCGGTCAACGCAGTAGCTCAGATAGGCGAAGACGCAGATATGGCAGGCTATGACGGCAAGGTCCTAACTAAGTTCTCGCGCATCGATTACTACGAAGGCTATCCGCTCGACTATGCCATTCTTGTTTCCAGCACTGGCGAAGCGCAGTACGAGCTCGGAGAACTCAAGCAGCTTGCAGTGTCGCGCGTGAGAATTGACAATGCGGCGGTGGAGCTATGGACTGAAAGCGCAAACGAGAATATCCAGGACGAGGAAGGTAACAGCATTTATATTCTGCCGAAGCTCGACATTCCGGTCTTCGTGCACTGCAATCCGAGCAAGCCGTTTTATGTGCGCTGGATAAATCAGCTCGGCGGAGTTGACTACTTCATGTTCGCGCGCCAGCAAAAGCATGCTCCCTCTGTCAAGTCAGTAGCGACATACGAACAGTTCATCGAAGACCCACAAATAGCCAAATCGAATATAAAAACCTATTCGCTTACTACGGAGAATAATATAACCGTCGGGGCGGAACTGCTCAGCGAGACGGACTTTCAGGCGCTGCGCTGGATAGCCTTTGCTCGCGAAATCGAATACTACGATGAGAAGCTCGCCAAGTGGATAGAACTGTCGGTCTCCAAGTTTGACGGAAGCTATAATACCGGCAATGAGACGCATTCCGTGGAAGTGACATTTGCGCTGCCTAATATCAATGTTCAGTTCTGATGAGCTATGAAGGAGCAATTTTATATTAACGGCGTTCTTATGGACCAGGCGAGCGGCAAATCCGCTTCGCTGGTGTATCAATCTCCATTCTTCACGGATATAGATGCGATCGTGAGCAACCGCACCAATTCTGTGGACTTTCCGGCAACGGAGAACAATCTTGCTGCTATCCAGCAAGCGCAGCTCTCCGCCGGCACAAGCAAATTCGCATACCGCAAGCACAGCGCACTTTACTTCCGCGACGGAGTTCAGATCTTCTCCGGCTTCGGAACACTTCTTAGTATAACGCCGGCTCACATAAAATTCTCTTTCACTTGGGGTAATGTCAACGCCTTCAAGAAGCTGCTTGACATCAGGCTGAGAGATTTGCAGACTGATGCGGATTATATTGCTTGGAACGATAGCGCCATTCTGCAAAGTGATTATTACCCTACAAATGTGGTCTACC